ACCAAACTCCTTATTTCTAGCAGGGATCTGCTGTAAATTAGGGTTAGACATACTCAATCTACCCGTTGCTGTGCCTCCAGAATCAGATTTTAATTGATTTATCTCTGCATGAATACGACCTTTATGTTCGTATCTTAATATAGAATCTATAAAGGTAGAGTGAAATTTATTCATCTCTCTGGTTTCTCTAATTAATTTAGCAATTGGATGAGGACAATTATGTAACCAATTCGTTGTAAATGATGGTGCTTGAGTTTTAGCAGTTCTTTCATAAGGAACCTTTAATGCATCAAAAGCTTTTGCAACACTAGCTGCAGCCCATATCTCTACATCTATGTTAGTAAGTTTTTTAATCTCTGCTAATTTTTTATTTTCTTCTTTTATAAAATCTTTTTTTAATTGAGATGCTTTATCTAAATCTACTCGAATACCATGCTCACGCATTTCTATTAAGATAGGCAACAACTCTGTTTCTAAATTAAATATACTAGTTAAATTTTGTTGTTGTATTTCTGTTTTAAAACGATTCCAAAGTTTAAGAGTTAGTTCAGCATCTTGCTCTGCATATTGACCCACATATCCTGCAGGAAGTCTCCACATATCTTGTTTAGCATCTAAACCCCACTCCTCTGCTTTTTCTTTTAGTTGTGCTTCTGATTTAATTTCTCCTAAATAATCAAATGCTAGTGCATTTAAAGAATAACTAAAACGATCTTCATTAATTAGTGCACCTGCAATCATGGTATCATAAATCTTACCATTAGTTTTTATTCCTAATGATCGAGTCCAACCAATATCGTAAGATGCATTGTGACAAACTTTATCTACATTGTTTTCCATTAACTGTTTGTACCATTTCAAAGTCATATTCTTATCCATGTTACCACCAGCTTCATGTCCGATAGGAAAGTATCCTTTAAAACCATCTGCAGCTACAGCAATACCTACAATCTCTCCATCTTTCGTAGCCCAACCTGGACCTTTAGTTTTAATGTTAGGATCTCTTGTTTCTAAATCAACTGCGATGATAGATCTATCTGATAGATCTGGGTAGCTTTCGGGTTTCTTCCAATCCGATTCTGTCTGATTGAACACTAGTTCTGTTGTCATATATATTATATTTTATGCAGTAACATTTTCCACAGTAATACTTTTTATATTCAATTACAACTGCTAATTTGTTTTCACAGATTTGACAATTACTTTTTTTTGTCATCCTTTAATTTAAGCTTTTCTAATTCACAGTAATGAATTATTTTTTCTAAATCTTGTATACCACCTTTACGCAGATATCTACAAACATATTTAATAACATTACCTTGAAAAAAAGATAAATTGTTTTTTGAAATAAACTCATAAGGTTGTATCTCAAACTTACAATAATGATTCCCGCCTACCTGAGTGTATTGTGGAAACGCTTTATTCATTGCTTCCTGATTTGACATTTATATTCCTCCTGTTGAAATTAGATGCAAGACGCCCCAAAGGAAAAAAATATGTATGATTAGTTGAGAGGATATGAAGGGATGTTTTAGAACGTGTAACACCAGTATACCAAACCCTCGCTTCAGCCATCTTGTCTTTGATGTTTTTGGTTGAAAAATTAGATGGCCAATTAGCTTTTTCATATATTAGTACGTTATCCGCTTCCCCACCTTTTACAGAGTGGATTGTATCAATGATTATTTTTGCTTTATCATTAAATTGAATGTTTCTTTTTAACATACTTTCAAAATAATCCAAGTCCCTAGCAGTAAATTTTCTGTTTAGAACTTTCCACCACTCCTTCTCCTCAGTTTCTAAACCACAGTTTTCCTTTAAAAAGTTTAAATCTAATGGTTGATTTGGATGGATCTCTGACCAGGCTTTATTGTCGGTCTTTCTCCATCCTTTTTTAATTTGTTCAATAAAATCATATAGAATACCTACTTGTTCTTTAGTTATAGACTCACCTTTTTGTAAAGCAAGCCAATAATTTATGGCATTCCATTTGTTGATATTGAATGATTTATTTCCTCGCATATCTTGGAAGTATAAGCCTCGCTGTCTGGCAGCTTCTTTAAGCTCATCTACATTATCTCCAACTCTGCCTAATACAAACCAGGTTCCTTCTAATTCATCAAAAGGAATCTCGTTAAATCTGCTGTAAGTTCTTATAAAACCTTCAGCTTTATTAGTTGAGGTAAATTCTTTTGCCTGTCTTTCAGGTATAAACTTTAATATTTCTTTAGAAAAATTTAAAATAGTTTCATTTAATCTATATGATTTATTTAAAATAAATATTTTTCCTGGAAAATCTAAAAAACTTCTAACTCTAGCTCCGTTCCATTCATAAATAGCTTGATCATCATCTCCTGCAAGGTAAACTCTCTTTGCCTGGAGAGCTACCTTATCTACAAACTTCCATTGTAAAGGAGTTAGATCTTGAGCTTCATCGACTATAAATACTTTATAAGATTGTGGATTAACTTCTTCTACATATTTCTCTACCATGTCAGTAAAATCCATTTTGTTATCTTGTTTAAATTTTATGTAATTTCTAATTATATCTGTAAATTGTTGTAGTCTAACTTTTTTAATTGGTTCTGCTTTATATAACTGAATAGGATCCACCAACATGTTTCTAGCTTTATCATAAACTCTTAGTGACCAGTTATTAAATACTTTTTGATTTGCATCTTCTTCACTAAAGTTTGCACTAATCGTTCCCCAATCTGTATGGAACTTCAACATATCTACTCTTGGATCTAATACTGGAGTAGAAGACAATTCTTTTTTACAAAAGGAATGAATAGTTCTAAAGTTATTAAAATCATCCTCATCATATTGTTTAAATTTTTTTAAAACTCTATCTACAGCTTCATCAATAGCTTTATTAGTAAAAGATACATAAACCATTTCATGAGGTAACACGCCTAATCTTAAATGCTTTTCTACAATTTTAATTAATCTAGTAGTCTTTCCTGTACCTGGAGGACCGAAGATCTTAAAAGTTTTATTGTGAATCTGGGTCAAATGGTGCAGATTGTGTTTTGAAACTGACATTACGTTCCTTAATGTTTTCTTTTTTAGGTTTAGGTATTCTCCACAATCTAGCTTTGTAATCTTTGTGTTGTCTTATGTATTCAGCTCCATTGTCGATTAGTAATTCTTTTACTTCAGATGGTTTCATATTATTCCCATCTTTCTTTAAAAACTTTTTAAATACTTCTGCTCTAAAAAATAAATAACCCTCTTCTTCAAATACATAATCAGTTTGTGTTTGAGATATATCATCAGCTAATTGACTATCATCTATAAAGTTTCTGAATAAATATTCAAATTCATCTTTATCATCATCAGTAAAGTCATAACCTTCTACATCAGTTTGTATTGATTTAAGATAGTTTAACCAAGATCCAAAATCTTCTTGTTTCATAGTTTTCCATACAATATCTGCATCAAATAATTCTGTTTTTAATAATTGTTGTTGACATAACTGTTGACCTGTAAGTCTTATAGGTTTTTTATCTATAGTTAAAATATACTTAGGTGGTTTAGTGCTTATCTTTTGAAATGAATCTACATTAAAAGTATAATTCTTTTTACCTATACCTAGTTTTCTTTTTACACATGCAGCTTGATCGCAATACTTCTTAGCTATTGGAGAAGAACATCTATAATTATAATCTTTGTCGCCACTTAAACTTTTAATAACAGTTGCTTTAAGTTCTTTAGGTTCAATCATATTACTGCCCCAAGATTTATTGACCTCACCTAATCCATCTTCCCAAGCACCATCCTTACCATGTTTTCTAATCATGCAGACACCCACATTAAACAATGCTTCGTTTCTACCTTCTCCTGGTTGTACAGGGTTTTTTACAAAGTTTTGTACACAAGGAGGATAATCTTTAAACTCTTCATCCTCATCATTTAATTCTTCTATTTTAATTTTATAAAAATCTTCTGGTTTAACTAAATAAGGTTTAACAGCTTTCTCTAAATCCTGTATTGGTATCGAGTGGCCGTTGTCATCTATTGCATGACGTGTTGTTAAGTGTGCGTTCTGATACGGTAAGTTTAACCAGTTACCTATGGTTCCTAATTCAACATTGATAGTTCTTTGTTTAGGAAATATTTCACAATCAGCTAAACCTAATCGACTAGCTAACTGACTTAGTTTATCAATCATATCAGTGGCAGGAACCACACCATGAATATGTAAAAATATATGAAGTCCACCAGATTTAGATCTGTATGGAAACAAAGGTAGTTTTAAATCTCTAATTTTTTTAATTACATTAAGTGGATTAAATCCTTCGTATTCATCGACATCGATACAACCCCACTTACAGTTGTTATCTTTCATAATAGGTACAATACCTAAAGACAATTCTCCTTTAAGATGTTTGGCAAATAATTCTAAAGTGACATCAGCTTTCTTAGTAAGTGCTCTACCTTCTGCCTTACCATCTTCCCTATGAGCTCCGGAGAGCTCATAGGTACCATATGCTGACGTTAAGCCACCAAAAAGTTTACTAAAAAATTCTAGCGAACTCATTAAAATGGTGCTGTGCCAGTTTCTTGTTGTTGTTCTTCAGAAAGGTTTACTTTCGCATTACCTTTTTTACAAGTCTCATAGAATGACATTGCTGCATCCATAAGAGTTTGATTAGGTATATCTTTTGCGTGTTCAACTTCCCAACCAAACCAAGATCCTAGATTGTTTTTCTCTAGTACAGTTCTTAGTTTATAGATCTGAGACCAGGTAGGTGGTTGAAAGAAACCGTTCTTACCTTTTCTTCTTTGAGAAAGCATCATAGAATTCCACTTCTTAGACTTTTTAGCCTGAGTAGCTTTCATTACTATGACAGCAGTTTCAGATGGTTGGTCGTTCTCGTCTACTATCATCACATAGTGATAATGAGTAGGTTCGATATAATTACCATTTGGCAATCTATCTTTACGATCATCACCCCTAGTTGTCTTCGACATAATATCCGAATCTGCAGGATATGAGTTAACAGGTGCTTTTGCATTTGCAGTACCTCTGTCAGCCCATTCTACATATTCGAACTTAAAGAAACATGGAACTACATTAAATCCATCTTGGCCATTGTATAGTTTGCCCAATACTGAGTTAATGACTTGTCCAGGTCTCGCCTCACTAATAAAACTCGAATCACCTTGAGTGACTTGAGGTGAATTATTAGTAAGTATTTTTAGGAACGGAAGGGATACATCTTTTGATGTAATGTTTTCCGCACCCGCACCTGCAAATTCTTCTAATGAAGAAAGCATAGGTGCTGAAGCAGTTGTTTTTTCTGCAACTGCGTTGGCTTGTGTTTTTGCCATGTGTTACTCCTTATGTGTTAGTTTTTGTTTGTTAATTTAGTTCTATTAGCTACATACAATCCAAACATTTCAGATGGTATGCTTTTATTCTTCTCAATTTGTTCTCTTACAAATCCTCGAAGAGTTTGCCAATGAACGTCTTGTTTTTGGTCTACGACCAGACCTTGCTTCTCCAGTGATTCTTTTAGTTTCACTGCATCCGCATCTTCCCCCTTACCAAAAGAAACTGATAAATTATTTTTTATCAAATCTCCATGATTATTTTCACGTAGCCATTTAAAGCATTCTTCCTTATTGGCTTCGGAAATTTTTGCATAGTAGTAAGGTGAAACTTCAACTGAGGTACCGTCATCTAATGTAATAGATGATACTCCTGCTTGTTGCATGAGTGTCGGAATAACCTCTTCTGATAATCGTCTCTGTTCTTCTTCAGCTTCTTTTTTAAGCTTTTCAAGATCTTCGACTTTTTTATTTTGAGAAGTAAGCTTTTTACAAGCTTCAGATATTTCTTTTACTTCGTCAGTTTTTATATTTATAGTTGTTAGTTGTTCTAGGTTCATAAATATGACCTCCTTTATAGTTGACAATATAGTTCTCAATGTTAATATGTCAAGCATTATGTTGAACTTGTTTAACTTTAAAACACAACCATACGAACACCAAAAAACTTGTCTTTCTAAAGCCTGGGATAAATCCACATATGCTTTCTTTATGGAAATGGGTACAGGTAAAACTAAAGTTGCCATAGATAATATAGGATTATTAAGAATCAATAAAAATATTACAGGTGTTTTAATTCTTGCACCTAAATCAGTTTATACTGTTTGGGCATTTGATGAAATTTATAAACATATGTCTCCAGATGTAGAATATGAAATCTATTCTTGGAATATAGATAAACCAAAACAATTAAAAAAATCTTTAGATAAAAAAGGTAAATTAAAAATATTTTGTATGAACATAGAAGCACTCTCTACTACTAGAGGATTAAAAGGTGCAACAGAATTTTTATATTCACATCCAAACAATCTGACTATTATAGATGAATCAACTACAATTAAAAATCACAAAGCAATAAGAACTAGAAATGTTCTTAAACTAGCAGATTATTCTAAGTATAGAAGAATACTTACTGGTTCTCCTGTAACTAAATCTCCATTAGATTTATATACTCAATGTGATTTTCTGGATCCACAACATTTAGGTTTTTCTTCCTTTTATTCTTTTAGAAATAGATATTGTGTAACTCATAGACTAGATTTAGGTAATGGTAAGTATACTGAAATACCTAAATACTATGTTCACTTAGATGAATTAGAAGATAAGTTAAGTAAATTTTCTTATAGAGTAACTAAAGATGAATGTTTAGATCTACCTAAAAAACTATATACCAAACGATACATAGAAATGAATGATGAACAAAAAGACTTTTATGAAAGATTAAGAATAGCTGCAATAGCTATTATAGAAGATGAAGCAGTATCTTATAATAATAAACTAACTGAAATAGTTAAACTACATCAAGTATGTAATGGTTTTGTTAAAACAAATGACGGTGTGTTAAAAGAATTTAAGAATCCTAAACTTCATGCATTGTCAGATATTATAGAGGAAGCTGAAGGTAAAATAATTATATGGGCCAACTACATATACAACATAGAGAACATTATAAAATTTTTAAAAGAGAAATATGGTATTCATTCTGTTGTTGCTAACTATGGTGCAGTAGACA